GCCTTCATCTTTAGAACCTCGTCGAGCAAGTCGCTCAGCATCGTATCCAAGATTTCTAAAGTAATTTTTGATGTCTGTTTCATATGTTGCTCCTCTAGCCTTATGGCTTTTTCTAGTTGTCATCTGCCCAATCCGATAGCCTGCAATCCTTGCACAAAATTATTGGGTACTGCACCCCAACTTTTAAGTATGCGTATTCATTGCACCCAGAACGTTGACATCTGCGCCTGTAAGCGCCATTGGGTAGCATTATACGTTCTCTGGAATATCATCGATGTACATATATTCAGGATTAAATGCTAACCAAGTCATGAGCGTTCCGTTTGCATCTGCTCTTCCGTAGCGATTTTTGACTGATGCCACGCCCATTGATGTGCCAACTGTGCCGAGCGTGCAAATGAGAGCAGGGAGTTGGGATACTTTACCTTGGATGGCGCTTCTTGGTTGACAAGGATTTCCAGGAACTGCTTCCGAAGTGTGATGTAAAACCACAATTGCAGCGTTAGTCGCTCTCGCAAGGTACTTCAACTCCTTCATAATTGCACGCATAGATGCGAACTCTTCGCCTCCATCTGTTGCAACATCCATGAGGTTGTCCAAGACAATGAGAGATGGGCTAGTGCCCCACAACTCTTCGAATGCTTGGACTTCCTCATCAATGTCTTCTAAGGTTGGTGACGATTCAAACGACCAGACTATGTGACTTCCTTTTTGGAGGACTGCCTTCGTCCAACCAACATCAGTATTAAGTTTCTGTTCGACATCCGACTGACTTTTCCCCGAAATCATGGATGCTAGTCTCATTGCCATTGTATGAGCATTGGTATCTGCTGAGATATACAATGTTGGTACATTGGTCTTGAGGGCCAAGGCTAAAGCAAGTGTTGATTTTCCTGCCCCTGGTGCGCCTGCAAACATAGAAACTTCTGAACGCCGTATAATAATCTTGTTCTGTTCAAACGCCTTAAATGAACTAGGAAGGGGTTCTCCGCCGATTGAGGCTCGTCCTACTGAACGTACTAGAGTTCTCATTCTGCACCCTTCCTAGTTATTTAAAATGGAAATTGCTGGTCTATTAGTTGACTGGCTTGCATTGGTCCGCGCCCTGAGGCATCGGACAGACCCACATCGCGTAAGGATTTCCCGTCTTGCTGGAGATTCCCGACTTGTACTTTCGCGCCCCATGTTGGCATGTTGGTCCACCCTGTTGTGGGGTTGTCGGAGCCGAAGCGAATGGAGTTTGCGCCTGGGGCGGAATCGAGGAGAGCGGAGGCATTGTGCCTGTAGTGGTATCGGTAGTCGACAGGGGGGCTAGGGTACCTGCTCCCTGTAGTTGGCGCTGTGTTGCATGAATCTGTGTGGCATAGTCCCCAATGCCTTCAAGTAGGACGCTTAATTCATCTGCACTGTTAGCACGAATGTTGATAAGGTCGCCTGTTGCCAACTTATAGTTGACTTGTAGTTTCCAGTCTTCAGCCATTTATTTATCCTTTTTAGTAGAGAATTGACAGTACTCTGTGAGTCCACACATGTACTGGCAACTGTTTGTGTTGGGCAAGAATATAGCAGCCTTGCGTGCTTTGTCAAATGTTTCGATGAGGTACTCCATCTTTTCCCTAGTGTACTCAGACAGGTCTACCATCTCCGAGATATTGTTACCGCGTGACATGTAGTATGTACCCCACTTAACATCGATACCAAAGGTTTCTTGGATACCTAATCGATAAAAAGCGAGTTGTAGGTTGCTAGTTGGTGTGCTCTGTGAAGTCTTGAGGTCAACGATTACCAACTCGCCATTGACCTCAAAGACACGGTCAATAATCATCTTGACTGCCACATCTTTGATGACTGGTGTCAGGGCAAGTTCAATCCCTGGGTTGCCATCTGGTGCTTTCCAGATTTTCCAATTAGCATTAGTCTTGCGCCATGCAATGTATGCCTCGACCCACTTGGGTCCAGTAGTTTGCCAAAAGTTCTCATCTTCCTTGTTGGGGTTAGCCTTAGTGGCTCTGCCACCGACTCTTGCTCCAGTTAGGTCAATGTCTCCTTTAGACACATTCCATGATTCTGTCCATAGATTTTGGACATCGTTTATCATAGGTTCTCCTTGTCATAGGTTTCGCAGGCAAGGTGAAAAGCAGAGCCTCCAACGGACCAAACCGATGGGGCTTCCTGCTTGTTGAGTAGTCTACCAAGGTAGTACTGGTAGCCACAGGTGAGGTAAGTGGTGAACGCAGAGTAGGATATATGCTCTGGTAGGGTATATTCTTCTAGTTCGATTGACATGTTGGTAGTATAGGCCCAGAATGGGCGATTTGTCAATTGTTGGTAATACTTGACAATTGGGAAATGCCGTGTATACTTAGTTATGTAAGTACTTATATAACGGCCTTACGGCCGTATATAATATAATCATTATATATAATAGGAGAACTATGTCAAACTTTCTAGAAACGTTCCTCGCGTCACTGGCTGGTATAGCAGCATTTTACCTAGTCGAATCACTCTACTACGAAGCAAAGGCTCGCATCCGAGGTAGACAGTATGTCAACTTCTTTGAAGACCTCGAAGACGAAGCATGGGATAAGTAGTCCACAAAAACAAAAAGACCCCCTTACCATAGTAGTGATACTAGGGCGAGGGGGTTTTCTTGTCTCTATAAGAGAAATTACTTTTTGGTTACACCAAACTCTTTTGCTGATGGGTCAAGTGCCTTGAGGATTGGTCCAACTAGACCAGCAACAAAGGCAGATGCCAATGTCTTAGGGTCATGTACGCCAGTCATGTACAAACCTGCTGCTACTGCTGCTGCAGAGCGTAGGTATGTGAGGGCAATTTGCTTCATTTTTTCGTTATTCATTTATTTACTCCATTTCGGTGTGCCAAAGCCCACGATGTAAGGTGTGAGTTTCCGCTTGTTGTCTTTTTTGTAGGCACGGATGCGTTCTGCTACTTCTCCACCGCTGGCTTGTGAGCCTTTGGTTTTATGTTCAGGGCTAGTGTTGCCCTCATAAGTTGTAACAGTTCCATCAAGGTTATCCTTGACGACGATACCTACATGCTCCACTGGGTTCCCGCCTTCAACGAAGTCAAAGAACACAATGTCGCCAGGCTTTGGCTTAGCAGTTGCTGCATTAGACCAAGCACCTATCCCTTGAAATCCAGTGACACCTGCTGGTGTATAGACCACATTAGGAATCTTTAGTTTTACTTGCGCTGCACACCACATGACATAAGAACCACACCATGCTTGAAAGTTATGTTTAGTAAAAGCACCGTATTTAGTTTCGTTATCTTTAGGACCTTCTACGGTTCCAACCTCAGCCTTGGCTGTGGCTAGGAAATCATCCACTTGACTCATGCTTCATCCTTTGGGTTGCGTAGCGGGTAGGTGACAGCCCATGCAATGAGTGTGCCTGCGATGGCGTAGCCAACTACTGTCTTTGCTGAACCATCAAGGACTACCCAAGCAATGAACATGCCTAGTAGAGTCCATAGTTGGTCAACCATATCTTTGAGTATTTTCTTCATGGTTTTCTCCTATAGGATGCTGCCATGCCTGCTGCGTTGACCGCAGCCTGCCCAGCAATGACTGATGCAATAATAATTTTTTCTGATTCGGTTCTTTCTTCTTCTGACATGTCAGCGCCAATGCTTCCAATAGCAAGCAAGGCTTGCGCTGGGTCAGTAAAGATTGCCGAGATAAGTGCTGCTGGGTCCGCAAGGATTACCAATGCTGCAGCAACTTCGGCTGTAATTACAACCTCATTGCCGTTCTCATCTTGGCGTACCTCAACTGGTGTCTCTGGTGGCAGGTCAGCATAAGTAAGACCAGCATCTGCAATTACTTGCGCTGTTACTGGCTCACCATGAGCCTGCTCAATAATGGCTTGAGCCACTACTTGCTTCTCTTCCTTTGTTGCATTAGGTGGGGCAACTGGAGGTTCTTCAGAAACTTGCACAACTTCTGGTTCTGGTGTAGGCTTGTCTTCTACAACAACAGGAGGTTCAGGTGCAGGTTCAAGAATTGGTTCAGGGTCAGGAATTGCAACAGGAGGCTCTATCTCTACGGCAGGAGGCTCTGGAACTGGCTCAGGCGCAGGTTCTGGTTCTATCACAGGAGGCTCAGCGACGGGTTCTGGCTCTGGAGGAATAGGTAAAGGAACTGGAGGGGATTCTGGTTGAGGTTCTGTTTGAGGTAAAGACTGTGGCTGCGGTTCTGGAGTGGGAGCAGGAACGGGGGCTGGAGTGGGTGCAGGCTCAGGCTCAACAGCAGGAGGAGTCGCAGGAACAACAGGAGTTGGCGCAGGTGATTGAGTTCCCGAAGAAGAGACAGTAGATGTCTCTGAACTTATTACAGTTGCAGTCTCTACTATTAGAGTTGAAGTCTCGCTTGGCTGTGGACTTGGAGATATGGTCACACTATTCGTCTCAGGGGTCGGAGCGGTTATCGTTTCCGAAGGAGATGGCGACGGAGAGGCTGTCGCTGTTGCGCCATCAGTCGGAGAAGGTGAAGGACTCGCTGTTACAGTTGGAGACGGTGAACTGGAAGGCTCTGGAGTTGGAGTCACAACAGGAGTGGGATTAATTCCATTATAGAATCGTCCTACACCTGTGTAGTTATCGCTTAAATAAGTAGTCCATTGACCACCAAATCCACCTTCACAGAATAGTCTTGCAATATCACCCTTGCCATTAAAGTAAGAGTTGTCAGCATCCCAGCCTGTGTTTGCTGTATGTGTTTCTCCAGCAGGGTTGGCACAAAGGATTGTTACATTTCTAACCATTAATTCTGGCGCAGTTGCGCTAGCGGATGGACTCCAAAAGAATGATGTACCTAAAACTAAAAAGAATACTGCTAACTTACTTCCTGTTACTCTCGCAGAGTAAGAGGTAAATCTGGTCAACGCGTTGTTCAACTCGGTCCAATCGTTCGGTGTTGATATTAACTGCGTCCCTCATTGAACCACCACCGTTAGGTTTAAGTTCTTCTAAGTAGTGCTTAACTAACCATCTAATTGCTGCTGTAAAACCACCAAGCAAAGTCATTATGGCAACGGCAAAGCCAGCCCATTCTGTCGCTGTCACTATACCGTCCTAATTGTTATATTAATTACGCCACCAAAACCGCTGAAGCGTTTATCTGGTGGAGTCATGCGAGTGAATGTTATCTGCTCAATAACTGCTTGACGAGTTTCGCCAGTAGTTAGGTCCTGCCAAGTGAGCACATCGCCACCTTGTTCAACTTCTTCAAGTGCAACAACTTTATCAAAGGCTTTGCCTTCGTAGCCAATCATTGAATTATATCTGTCTGTCTCTAGGTCATAGCAATAGACA